CACTGCAAGATGTTTATGGTTTGCGTGCAATGGGTGATATGACAAACTATTACATCACTCAATCTTACATTCAACTTTTGTCAGACTTCCTTAGTCCTGAAAAGCAGGTGCGTTTCACTCGCGTGACCAACAGACTTTATCTTGACATGAACTGGTCTGAGACTTTGGACGCAGGAGATTTCTTGGTGATTGACGGCTACGCCAGCCTTGACCCAGATACTTATTCAGAAATCTATAACGACATTCTTCTTAAAAGATATGTGACTGCCTCATTCAGAAAACAATGGGGCATGAACCTCATCAAATATCAAGGAATTAATCTTCCCGGTGGTGTTCAATTCGATGGACAGGCTTTGTTGAGTCAAGGCAACGAAGAAATGGAAAAAATCGAGGATACACTGCAAGACAAATACGAACTTCCCCCAGACTTCTTTACAGGATAATACATGGCTACGAATCATTACTTTAACAAGTTTAATAGCAAGGCAGAGCAAAGACTTGTTCAAGATCTTGTTGACGAAGCCATCAAGATTCATGGCGTGGACATGATTTACATTCCACGATCTATTATCAATGAAGATGAAATTTTTGGTGAAGATCGTCAACCCAAGTTTGAGAATGGTCGTGGTATCGAAATGTATGTCGATAGTTACGAGGCTTATGAGGGTGAAGGAGAACAAATAACAAATATTGGTCTTGAAATCAAAGATCGAATGTCTGTTGTTATGTCAAGAAAACGATTTCTTGAAACCTTTGCGGACAAAAAATATAAGTATCCACGCGAGGGCGATCTTATTTACTTTCCCCTCGACGAAGCACTTTTCGAAATCAACTTCATTGATCGTGAATACAATTTCTTTAACTTTGGTAAGATCTTTTCTTACAAAATGGAATGTAGCATGTTCAAGGTCACCGGAGAGGATTTCGATTCCGGTTTCGATGTTGCCGATGGTGTGACATCTGCCGCCATGAGCCAACTATTCCTTGCGAATCTTGGAACTGGAGAAGGCACATTCACAGAAGGCGAAGTTTCTTATCTTTACACTAGTACGGGATCAACTGGTGCTACGATGAATGTCATCAACTGGAACTCCGCAGCCACCGAGGCGACACTTCAAATGGTCGAAGGCTCTATCTCTGATGCCACAAGATTGTTGGGTGACTCTTCTGGAGCAACCTTCGCAATCACTTCGATTGGTTTGACTCAAGAATTCTTTGCCAAAGATCCTATTCAAAACAATACCGACTTTGGTTTTGGCTCCGCATCGTTCTTGGACTTCACGGATACAGATCCGTTCTCGGAGGGTGATCTCTAATGTTTGGCTCAACTTTTTATCATGAGTCTATTCGTAAAGTCGTTGTGGCTTTCGGTTCTTTGTTTGATGAAATTTCTGTGCAAAGAAGAGACTCAAATGGTAATACCGTGAAAAAGATTCTTGTGCCGATTTCATACGCGGCGAAAGAAAAATTTATTCGCATGTTGAATGAGTTTCCGATTTTGAAAGATCAAGGCACTCACTTGGCTCAGGTCTTGCCAAGAATGGGTTTCAGCATTACATCAATCAATTATGATGGTGTAAGAAAAAGAAACACACTGCAAAAAAGATACAAAGTAGCATCATCCACTGGGATTCATGAGCATCAATTTTCTGAGGTTCCTTACAATATTGGATTCCAGTTGGTGGTTGCCGCAAGAACGATGGACGATGCTTTGCAAATCGTTGAGCAGATTCTTCCATTCTTTACGCCAGAGTTTACAATGTCAATCAATTACTCTGATTTCAATACAAGAGTTGATTTGCCAATTACCCTCTCAAGTGTGAACCCAGAAATCAGTTACGAGGGTGACTTGTCAGAGCAACGTAATATCATTTTTACACTTGACTTCACCGCTCAAACTTATGTGTTTGCTCCAACAAAAACTTCCAAATACATCACATCGACAGATATCTCAATTTTCAATTCTCACTTTTTGCAGGACGGCTCGATCACCGGACCAACGGCGGCAGCGGCGAGAATCTTTACATCTGTTACTGGTGCGTCTGGAATCAATACCTTGCCACCCGATGCGGGCATCACGCAAAATATATTCGAATATGACGCAGGGCTAAGTGTAACTGGAGGAACTTATAGTGTCTGATGAAAATCCCCTTGAAAATGCCTTGAATATTGAGCCGCGTGAAACGACACCTGAAGTGTCGGATACCGACAAGGCACAGATTCAACGTCGAGAACCTGTTCAAATTGATCTTTCAAAATTTCCAGAACGTAAAAAGATGGATCAGCGAAAAGACTACGGCGAAGTCCGTGAAAACATCAAAGAAGTCATTGACTACAGTAAAGAAGCCATCGACGGTATTCTAAAAGTCGCGTCGGAAAGTGATAGTCCGAGGGCATATGAAGTCGTGAGTCAACTTTTGAAAACTGCCACAGAGGCAAACAAGGATCTCCTTGATATTCATAAACAAATGAAAACTCTTGAGGCTGAAGAGGGTGCAAAAAATGTAACAAACAATGCATTTTTTGTTGGCTCGACAAAAGAACTCCAAGAGTTGGTAAGACAGCAGTTGCCCCAAAAGAAAGTGAAAAAAGTAAAGAACAATGACAAAGAAACTTGATGAGAAATCCTATCTTGGTAATGCAAACATCAAGGCTGCCGGTGTAGAAACCGAATACACAAAAGAACAGATCGAAGAATACGCCAAGTGTGCTTCTGATCCGATGTATTTTATTGAAAACTTTATCAAAATTGTTTCACTTGATGACGGACTTGTTCAGTTTCAGCCATACGATTTTCAAAAAAATATTTTGAACTCTGTTCATGAGGATCGCTTTGTGATCTGCAAGATGCCAAGACAGTCTGGTAAATCCACCACTGTTATTTCTTATCTTTTGCACTATGTTCTTTTCAATCCACAAGTAAATGTTGCAATTTTGGCAAACAAACTTTCAACGGCACGAGAACTTCTTGCTCGTCTGAAGTTGGCATATGAGCATCTTCCGAAGTGGCTTCAGCAAGGTGTTGTAGAATGGAACAAAGGTTCGATTGTTTTGGAAAATGGATCAAAGATTCTTGCGTCCTCCACATCATCGTCAGCCGTTCGGGGTGGTTCATTTAACTTAATTTTTATGGACGAATTTGCGTTTGTTCCAGAAAACGTGGCAGACGAATTCTTCAACTCTGTATATCCCACGATCTCGGCGGGGCAAACGACAAAGGTTTTGATTGTTAGCACTCCCAAAGGTTTGAATATGTTTTATAAACTTTGGAAGGATGCCGAAGAGGGTAGTAATTCATATACTCCAATCGAGGTTCACTGGTCTGACGTTCCGGGTCGGGATGAAAAATGGAAAAAAGAAACAATCAGGAACACCTCTCCCGCACAATTCAGAGTCGAATTCGAATGTGAATTTCTTGGCTCTGTAAACACTCTCATAGCCCCTTCAAAGTTGAAGGCAATGCACTACCACAAACCGATGCAAGAGCGTGAGGACGGCTTGAAGGTCTACTATGAGCCTGTTGAGGGACACCAGTATTTCATGGGTGTTGATGTCTCCCGTGGGCAAGATTTAGATTATCATGCGGTCACGATTATTGATATTTCCGACGAAACATACAAGGTTGTTGCACAATTTAGAAACAATGAACTGTCGCCGTATCTTTTTCCAAACTTAATTTACAGAATGGCGACACACTACAACAATGCATACATTTTGACAGAAATTAATGATCTTGGTCAAGAGATTACAGATATTTTGCATAATGAGTTTGAATACGACAATCTTTTGGTTACGTCCGTGCGTGGTCGAAAGGGACAAATCATGGATGGTGGTTTTGGTGGCTTTCAGACTCAGCAGGGTGTGAGAATGAGTCCAAAGGTAAAACGTGTGGGATGCACAATGCTCAAAGAACTCATCGAGCAGGATAAACTTATGATTGAAGATTATGACATTATTGCAGAACTTTCTTCATTCATTTCGAAAAAAGGATCATTTGAGGCAGAGACAGGTCACCACGATGATTTGGTCATGACACTCGTTCTTTTTGCGTGGGCTTCAAACCAGCAATATTTCAAAGATATGACAGACCTAAATATTCGTGAACAACTCTATAAAAAGAAAATAGAGCAAATGGAAGAAGACCTCATGCCCTTTGGTTTTATGGATACGGGACAAGAGGATCAAATAGTGGACACTGACGGAACAGTATGGCAAATAGAAGATAACGACAAGTTTTCTTTGTAATCCGTCAAAATGCTAGATAAAAAGATCAGTAAGGAGAATCATCTATGGCATTCCAAGTCAGCCCCGGCGTTCAAGTCCGTGAAATCGATCTTTCAACAATTATTCCCGCTGTTTCGACAACCAACACTGGTTTCGCAGGTTTCTTTCAATGGGGACCGCTTGAGCAAAGAGTGACCGTAAGTAGCATCAATGATCTGAACGAAGTTTTTCAGGGTCCAAACGATGACAACTTCAATCACTGGTTCACCGCAGCAAACTTTCTTGGTTACGGCAACAACCTTCAAGTCGTTCGTGTCGTAAACCAATCAACATCTTTCAACGCTATCGCAGATCCGGGTGGTAAGAACACTAGTGATTTGTTGCTCAAGAATGAAGAGGATTATGAAAGTAAAGCCGAATCAACTTTGGCTTCTAAAGGATTCTTCGCTGGTAGATTCCCCGGCGTTCTTGGTAACTCAATTCAGGTAGCCCAATCTGATCAAACTAAATTCCGTCTTGTGGACTTTGGTAAAGCACCCACCTCTTCGGCGGCGAGCAGAACCTCGGCAGTTTTTGATACTGTTGATTTGGTCACCTCTGAGTTTGCTTTTGTCGTTGATTCTGATACTAAGACTATTGAGGCAAGTAGTGGCGGAACGGGTGACCTTGTTACTATTGGTGCGTTTGGATCAACTCCGATCACTGGATTTACACAATCAAATATGTTTGGGTTGACCATTCACTCAATCACCGGACCAAGCGATGGAACTGGTATTACTGCGATCAACGTGGCTGGTGATCAAACATCGGCAGTGGTTGGATCTTCAACGTTTGGTGCTAACTCTGGTGAATTCTTTAGAATTAACATTGAAGGTGGCACTTTTGCAATTGCAAAAACAACTAGTCCCGCCGTGACAGGAACTCACTATGATGGAACTACGATTACCACATTCTTCTTTGATAGCCTTAAAGGTGCTGGTATAACGATTACAGGTGCAACTGATAAGGCTGCTGGTGGTGCGTCCTTTGACTTTATCTCAAGAATGACTGTCGGAACCACTCTGGCAAGTCAGTCGGGAACCAACAATGGATTCATCACTTGGAAGTATGCAGAAAACTTTGATGACGAATTGCCTGATACCTCATTCGGTGCGGCGTTTAACGGTGCAACCAATGACCTTGTTCACACGATTGTCGTTGACGAGGATGGTAAGTGGACTGGAACTAAGGGACACATTCTTGAAAGG